CAATAAAATTGGTTGAAGACAGATTAGATGATTTTATTACAGCATTAACAAAACAAATAGATCATAAACCAGATGACGACACAACTCATAAACTTACTGAATCCCAGCAAGTTGAATTGACAGGGATTAAAAATGATTTTGATGTAATAAAACGAAATTATGGGAAAGGATATGAAAAGGATGATCTTAATAAAGGCTCAACTGGTAAAAAACGTGGAGCGCGTGAACTTTTATTTCAAGCAATAGAGGGATCATGGAGTAGAAATAAAACAATAAATTATTTTGAAAAGGGAGTAAAAAAATCCAAGGAACACTCCAAGAAAGGAGGTAAAACAGAAGGTTTAAAAAGTTTGGATAATATTTATTTAGATTTTTACATAGCTGCTTCTAAACCAGAAAGCCTACGAAAAAAAGATGGTCCATTGGGCAACGGATTTAAAATATTCTGGAATTTCTTTGAAGGCGATTATCGGTATTGGTTTAGATATTTAACAACTTTATATATGCCAATGCTTTCCATGGTAATAATGATGGTTGCTTTTGGTACTGGTTTATTTACAACGCCGTTTGCATCATTAAATAGATATAGTGTATTTATATTACCACTATTCTTTGGTCTATTAACTACGTTATATAATATGGCGGCTATGCCAACGGAAGCATTCTTTTATATGTTATTTGGTGCTATGGGAAAACGCGATAATTCATCGAAATGTCCATATGAAGGGGGAACATATCAAATGCAAAGAAATGTTAGAGCCTACTGGCCTATTAATCTATTTATCACTCTTGCTATTATTGTATCATCATTGGGAACTACTCTAACAAAGACTGGTAAATCATGGGGAATTGCACTAACATTGATATTTCCTATTCTGATTGGAATTAGATTATTATCAAAAATATTCTATTGGTTGTGGACAATTTCTTAAATTATTAATTAAATTACTTAACAATAAAAAAGTAATTTAATCATCGATGGGGAAGAAAAACCGAAAAAAGAAAAAGGTCTCGGCAAATGGAAAACCATTTGTAAGCGTATGTACGCCTACATACAATAGAAGATCTTTTATACCAATGTTAATTAAAAACTTTTTGGCGCAAACATATCCAATGGAACTGATAGAATGGATTGTAGTGGACGATGGAACTGATCCCGTTGGAGATTTATTTAAAGATATTCCAAATGTGAAATATTTTTACCAAGAAGAAAAGATGAAATTAGGCAGAAAAAGAAATTATATGCATGAAAAGGCAAAAGGAGATATTATAGTATACATGGATGATGACGATTATTATCCCCCAGATCGCATTAATCATGCTGTAAATAGATTAAGATCAACGCCTCAAGCATTATGTTCTGGAAGTAGTATTATTTATATTTATTTTAAAGATACTGGTAAGATTTGGCAATTTGGTCCATATGGTCCGAATCATGCAACAGCTGGAACATTTGCATTTAAACGTAAGTTATTAAAAGAAACACATTACGATGATGATGCAGAGTTGGCAGAAGAAAAACAATTTTTAAAAAACTATACTATACCATTTATTCAGTTAAATCCATTAAAAAGCATTTTATGTTTTGCACATGATCAAAATACATTTGATAAAAGAAGATTATTGAAAAATCCCAATCCTGATTATGTGAGAGAAACAAAAATGACTCCCAAAAATTTTATCAAAAATAAAGATGTAGCAAAATTTTATATGGAACAATAAAATATTATATTATAATATAATGTTAAAACAATTAACGCGAAAATTTAACAAAATATTACCAAAAGGTAATAAAATTACACCAACCACGTTTGTAATGTTAATATTAATGATAATTGCCATAATTATTACGTTTAGATTAATTAAAATTGTATATAGTGAAATTCGTGATTTTTTGACCCATATGCTTTTACCAAAAAAAGAATCATTTGAAGGTCAAAAAGAATTGTTACTTTTACATATGGAAGGTTGTCCTCATTGCGTTACTTTATTGCCTCACTGGAAGGCTGCTGCAAGTGAAAACAATACCAGTATAAAAATGAGAGCATTGGAAAGAAAGGATGATGGTGCGGCGGATATTATCAAAGCCAATAAAGTTACAGGATTTCCTACAATTTTATTGATGGGAGGTGGTAAAAAATTAGATACATATAATGGTGATAGGACTAAAAGTGGTTTATTATCATATTGTAAAAGTAAGGAGTAATTATTCTTCTATTTTGGTATATGCATCTAAATATCTGTATATACGATTAATATCTAACTTATTGATTTCATAATTGTCATTATCGAATATTTCATATATTTCTTCGACGGTATAATTATTTCTCAAATGAATAAAATAAGAAAACATATCTTTTTTATCCATACTTAGTTGTTGACATAAATTTTGTATAAACAACATGTTGTTATATTCAGTGGAATATTTAGTTAATACTTTTGTAAATCTAACCTTTTCAGGATTAAAAATTATAGGTTTATCTTTTTCAAGGGTATTCCATAATCGATGATTATAAAATGTCTTAATTAATGAACTCATCTCGTTGAAAATCCAAATCTGTTTTTGAAATGTAATCCTATCCACATAATCTGCAAAGCAGATATTATTAAGAATATTAATATAAAATGGTATGGCAATGTCTTTTGGTATTTTACTAAGAACATCAATAATATTTTCATGAAACAACAGTCCGACGCTTGTTCTATCAGTTTCATTCATTAAAAGTAAATGCTCGTTGATATCATATTTATTATTTAATAATTTTTTTGCGATTTGTTTAGTATCTTCATTATAGATTTTTGGTTGGAATATGGTAGTTATAATTTTATTTTTGAGAATAGTTTGTTGATTTTTATAGATGTCGTATGTAGAGGTTAATTTTCTTAGATCGCCTTGTATAAATTCTACCATATTTTTTCTTAAAGAAGACTCTAATGTCGGCATTAATAAATTAATTATATTTTCAGTTTGTTTATTTGAGGGTGTTTTTAATTCAATAGTAGTACATACTTTCATCATTTCGGTTATTTTTTTATCAATATGGTAATTTCCTATACAAATGATAGGTATCATTGTACTATCTTCTAATTTTTGCTTTTTAGTTTTTTTTGGTCGTATAAGTTTTATTAAAGAATTAATACCTCCTTTATCACCACCATTCATTCCATCAATTTCGTCCATTACTACGGCTATTTTTTTTTTCTTCTTATGAAACATGCTAATAATATTAGTATCCGACATATTATGTTTGGTAATATTTTCGATAATAGTTTTATTTCTGACATCACCTGCGTCGAACATAATTGTATCATAATTTAATTGCTTCAATATATTTTTGACAAACCATGTTTTACCAGCTCCTGGACTACCATAAACATAAATACCTCGTCTTGTTAAAACATCAGTTTTATGTTTTTCAAAATGATTCAAGCAATCAATTAATATTTTTTCTTTATCAAATCTATCTAAAATATGATTTATATTTAATTGCTCCATTTTATATTTCTTCTTCTTATTTTTTTATGTCTGTTTTTCATCGAAACAGGTTCCTTTGAAATATACAGTTCTATTAGATTTCGAGATTTTGTTTTAGTGAGTGTAATTGTATATGCCCTTAAATATTCTATATAATTTGGAAATGTATTAGATTTATATTTCCAGTTTTTGAATGAAGAAAAATATGAAAAATGATGTTCAAATGTTTTATTTAAAAACATTATACAGTTACATCTAATAAGATATCGCATGTATGAATCTGGAGGCATCTGTTTGTTCTCAATTCTATTTTTAATTATTAATGGATATATGGTATCTAGATACGAATGGTTTAAATTATATATATGATCAATTGGAATAAATGAAAATACAATATCTACTATTACTTCTGGTAATCTCTCCATTTTGATATAATCTGTTATTAAATCTTATATCAAAATAATATTTATAATTAAAAATTTGTGACACCATCCCATGTAACACCGCACTGTTTTGCATAGGCTAGTCTTTCATTCTTAGTGGCGTCTTTAGGATCAAACCATTCGCATCCTTCAGATTTATTTCCTAAATTATGCTGGTTGTAACACATTTCTGTAGATACATCTCCCATATCGCCACCGGCAGACTTTTGTTTCATTACAAAATAATCAGGACAGTTCCCAATTTCTGGCGGGAATTGGTCTTTGTTTCTTGAATTGTAAATGATAACCCCAAGTACAATAAGAGAAAGAATTAATATAACAATTGCAATCGTGACAACTACACTTTGAAACGTCATTATATATTAAAATATAGATAATTTTTTCTATGACTTTATATATATATGAGTTGCAATAGTAATGGACGAGTTGATATATTAGGCGATAATGTCATGGATTGTTTTCAGTTATATGACCGGATACCAGTATCAGACGGTGATACTTATTATAGAACTGCTATGACTGGTAATTGGGATAATGACGCATTATCAAATGCTTTCTTTAGCGAAGCAAATATGAATATTATTCAAAATGGATTAAGAGCAGGTGTTTATAAAGAATCTAAAGGAAGGTTCTTAATAGGCAAACAAGATGAAGCTCCTCTTAAAATGATAATGAGAAGTATTTTCCTACAACATTCTAAAAATCTACCGACTAATATTACACAACAAATAGTACAACTAAACCATTTAGTTTTAGAATATGCGGTCCCTCAAGTAATGGGCGAAGCTATAGGTTACGTAAAATTTAAAAGTGATGCGAGTACCATGTATACACCGATACAAAGACCAACATCTACATATTACAGTAGAACTTTGGAATTGAAACCTTGGTTTTGATTATATTGATTTATAAATTCGACTGGCTTTTTAGGTTTATAATAAGAAAAAAACATCATTAATAATGCTTTTTTCCATTTTTGTCTTAGAATAATATAACTTTTTTCTAATTTTTGCTCTATATCAGCCTCGAATTTTTTTAACAGGGGAAGTATTTTAAGTAAACATTGAAAATTAAAAACTGTAGTTTCTGTTAAATCAAATATAAAAACAATTTTATCATGTTGACTAAATGCCATTTGAATACTATTTTCTACACTTGGCAAATCTATTTCTGTTCTAGGTTTAATTATAACATTCATATAATAATTAAACATAGTTTAATATCAAGTTACATCCCTAAATATATTAGGCGTTGTATTGTTCCATCTCATCTTTATACCTATTGCGATCTTTCTCGGCACTTTTTGTATAAGGTGCCTTTGTTTTATCATCCAAAGTACCCCACATCGCACCAAGCTTTTTAGATACATCGGCAATATTAATTTTCTGCTTTTTCTTTCTAAGTTTTTCCAGAATCTTAGGACGATGATCCGCGCAATAAAACAGATATGCAGATTTTGCCCTTTTTGGTTTATTAGGATCCTTGAGTGCTTTCATTTTAATAGGGGCGCAAAGGAACTTTGCTATCATTGCGTCAATATCATCAGTTTTATCAAATTCAATACATAAACTGGTAATGAGGTTCTTATGTGACTCATACCAGAGGTGGTTTAAGGATGCGGTGTCGTTATGAAATCTAAGGTTTGCCATTGTTTGTATACATAATAAAAATTTATAGTTAAATCAATTTTTTGAATTATTGTTTATTTACTTTTTACTTTTTAATTTTGGCCTTGCCTTTTTTCTTTTTAACTTTAAGTTTACTCTTGACACCCTTCATTCGATTTGCACGATTCTTTGTATATGACTTATATTGCGTAACAAGTGTATCTAGTTCAGTATTCCACATAGTTTCAGGGGTTGTTTTCTTCAAAAGTTCAAGCTCTTTAATTTTGGAATCACGTTCATCGCGAAGTTTCTTAATATTCTCTTCCTCCACCTGCTCGATTCTCATGGATCTCAAATATTTAAAGTCTTCATCTTCATCAATGACATCATACTGTCTGGTTTCGAGCATCGCGATTACTTGCGCCTTTTTCTT